GTTGGACAACACACCGACAGACAAAGAGGTGTGTATCATTGAGGGGCATGAGGTGGCTGTCGATGCCATAGCTAACCTCTCTCGTCTAGCAGAGTTTTTGGAGCACATTAAAGCGCTTCTCGGTGGCAGACCTATTATGGTAAATAGCGCGTTTCGTTCAGAGGCGGTCAACGCTGCCGTAGGTTCTAAGCGTACTAGCGACCATAGGCGCGGTTGTGCAGCAGATATCAGGGTGCCCAACCTTACTCCTGACCAAGTAATACGCGCCATCATTGACAGCGACTTGGAATATCAGCAGGTGATTCGCGAGTTTGACAGGTGGACACATGTTTCTATACCTACGTACGCTAATAGTCCTCCTAAGAAATCAGCTCTTATTATTGATAAGAACGGCACTCGCCCATTTATCTAGGGGGAAAACCGTGCCCTTAAAAAAGATCAGCCTCAAACCCGGGGTCAACAGAGAAAACACTCGATACACCAACGAAAATGGTTGGTACGACTCCGACAAGATACGGTTCCGTCAAGGAACACCTGAAAAGATTGGTGGCTGGCAGCAAATATCTGCGGCTACTTTTCTTGGGACTTGCCGGTCTCTTTGGACATGGATAACTCTTGGTGCCCAAAAGTTGATTGGTGTTGGCACCAATGTTAAGTTCTACATCTCGAATGGTGGGCAGTACTACTGCCAAACGCCGTTTGAAAAAGTTAACCTATTAGGCACTAATCCGTTTACAACAGACGTTGGATCCAACCAGACTAGTAGTGCGGGGCCGTACACCATAGTTACCGTCACTGACGCAACAAGCGGCGCTAAGTTAAATAACTATGTTGACATATACAACGCACCTACTGTCAATAACGTGGTGCTTAATGGTAGTTTTTTAATTACTTTCACTGGCCCCGGCTACTACAAAATTTTGGTAAAAGGTACAGCGGCCGCATCTGGCGCTGGCGGGGGCACTGGGGTGTATGTTTTCTATGAGATTGATACCGGCCCTGAGTTTGCTGTCCCCCTAACTGGCTGGGGTGCGGGTGGTTGGGGCACTGGTACTTGGGGCGTAGGCACTACTGGGGTTGACCCACTGCGCGTATGGAGCCAGTCTAACTTTGGCGAGAATTTAATTTTTGGCCCTCGCGGCGGCGGTATTTACTACTGGAACGCTAGTGTTGGCTATCGCCCTTCCGCAGCTACTGTTACTATTGCTAGCCCAGCGGTAGTCACTTTTGCCTCTGCGTTACCTGATGGAACTGCGGTTCAACTTTTGACTACGGGCAAATTGCCTATAGGCTTAGTTCCCGGCACGGTATATTACGTAGTCGGTGCCTCCGGTATAACTTGTAAGCTCGCGGCTACGCCGGGCGGCACGCCAATCAACACATCGGGTACACAGTCGGGTACACACTATTTATCATCCCACGGAATTAACGCAAGTAAGCTTGCTGGCGCTACAAGCGTTCCTATTAAGCAGAACTACATTATTGTTTCTGACATCAGCCGTTTTGTGTTTGTTCTAGGCTGTACTGAGTATGGATCAACATTGTTTGACCCTATGCTCATTCGCTGGGCGGATCAAGAGTCTGTAACCGACTGGGCACCAACAGCCACAAACCAAGCTGGTTTCTTGCGCCTTTCTCATGGCGCTCAAATCGTTACGGCTGTTCAATCTCGCCAAGAACTTTTGGTGTGGACAGACTCATCGCTTTACTCCTTGCAGTACGTAGGCGCGCCTATTATTTGGAAGGCCGACATTGTTGGCGACAACATTTCTGTTGCAGGGCAGAATGCTATTTCTTTTGCTAACGGTGTGTCTTACTGGATGGGTGTAGATAAGTTCTACAAATACGATGGGCGCACCCAGACTTTGAGTTGCGACTTGCGACAGTACATCTTTGGTGATATCAACACCTCTCAGCTTGACCAAGTGTATTCTGGTACGAACGAAGGATTTAACGAGGTCTGGTGGTTCTATTGTTCAAAAGACTCGACAAGAGTCGACCGTTATGCAGTCTACAACTACCTTGAGAATGTTTGGTACTACGGCACGATGGGGCGTACGGCTTGGCTTGATTCTGGTTTAAGGAGCCTACCCCTTGCTGCTACGTATGCAAATAATTTAGTCGATCATGAAGTAGGTTACGATGACAACACCTCTGGCACCCCTCAGCCAATACCAGCTTTTATTACTTCTGCTGAGTTTGACATCGATGATGGTGACCACTTTATGTTTATTCGTCGTATTTTGCCGGACGTAACGTTTAGAGGTTCTACTACAGAAAACCCATCTATTAGTATGACGCTGTACCCACTAGCAAACTCAGGTTCTGGATACAACGACCCACCTACTGAGGGGGGTGTAAATTACGCTACCATAACCCGCACTGCTGAGGTTCCTGTGGAAAAGTTTACAGGGCAGGTATTTGTACGTATACGCGGACGTCAAATGGCTATAAAAGTAGCATCAACTGATCTTGGCGTCTCGTGGCAACTCGGGTCTCCACGCTTAGATATGCGTCCTGATGGGTTTAGAGGCACCTGATGAAAAATTATGTCAATCAAGTAGTTCCCCCAGCTTTACCATTAGCACGGGATGAATACGAGCGTGCATACCAAGATCAGCTTAACAACGTCTTACGTTTGTACTTTGTGCAGCTAAACGCTATTGTTAATGCGTTACATATCCCCACTACGTATATAGTAGCAGACTTACCAAGCGCGGCTGGCCTTGGAGTAGGGGCTAGGTCTTTTGCAACTGATGCAACTGGCCCTACGTTTGGCTCTATAGTTGTAGGCGGTGGATCGACTAAAGTACCTGTATATTCAGACGGAACCAATTGGAGAGTGGGATGAAGCCGCATCACGTTAACAGCAAACAGCACATGCTGTCTAACAACGACATATTGTTAGTAGCTGCTCACGATCACCCAGAGGTTGCGGAGCAAGCGTACAAGAAAGCGGGAAGTCCACCACAAGCTACGCCAGAGTTGTTGTTGTATACGATCTTTAATCAGTTGTTTGTACAACCAAATGTCATTAGATTGCGGGAGGGCAACACGCTTGCCACATTAACTCCAGCGGAAAACGAAGAGGCGCTCTTCCTAATGTTTGATGCAGACAGCCCAAACAACACTGTAAACAACATTGCACAGTGCATTGAAGCAGCGCGAAAGATGGGGTTTAAAAAGCTATTCGCACAATCTGACAAGCCTATAGTTAACAAGATGGTTCAAAGAGCCGTTGGAAAACTTAAAGGTAAGCACTCTTTTGTGATTAGGGGCAAATCCATGGTATTGGAGTTTGCAAATGTGTAATCCACTTGAAGCGGTATCGAACGCTGTATCGCAAGCTTGGAACACAGTCACGGGGACTATTAGCCAAATCATTAGCAACCCCCTGCCAGTCATCACAATGGCGGCAGCGACATGGGCGCTTGGGCCATCGGGCGCAGGATTAGTTTCTGCCGCCACTGCGCCAGTTTTAGCAGCGGGAACCATCACTGCGATTCAGGGCGGGAACATTGGACAGATCGCCAAAAATTCCTTATTGGCTTATGGAGCCAATAACTTTGCGGGCCCCACTGGTATTGGAGATGTGACTAGCTATGTGGGTTCGCAAATAGGCGGAACTGCTGGGGCTATGACTACGGCTGGATTGAACAATGCGTTCTTTAATTCCACAGTTGCGGCGGTGGGCGGGGGAAATATAGCGCATGCGTTTGGCACTGGGTTTGTAGGAGGTGCTGCCGGTTCCCTCGCTAACACTGCATTCACCTCGGACACGGGGAAAAGTTTTTTTGGGGATATGCAAAGCACATTTGGCTTAAGCAATACCCAAATGAAGTACATCCAAGGCGCGACTTTAGCGACTTCTACGGCTGCTTTATCTGGACAAGATCCAACAAGGGCCTTGGGAAATTACATTGCACAAAACATTTCCAACTATGGCAAAAAAGAATTCAATGAGTTCCTCGACTCCGCAAAGAAGTCATATCAAAATCTAGACTCTAGTAGCAGTAGTTTAAAAACTTCCCAAGGAAATTACGAAGCGATTAAGTCTCAATACGATAGCCAGTTATCTACCGCAGAACAACTGCGTACGTCCATTAATGCAGGCAATGCGGAAATGAAGGATGTTATAGATAACAACTATACGCCATTTAAAAATAACTATGATACAGCAATTGGATACATAAACGAGGCCAAAGGAAATTACGACGCTTGGAAATCATCGTACGATGTCTGGATGGAATATTATAATCGCTATGCCCCGCTGAACTTTCCGGGCAAAAACGAATACATGAATATGCTTGTGAATGGTATTAATGATCACATAAGAGTGTGTAACGAACAAGCAACTTACATACAAAACACAACTGCGTATGCTAATAAGTTATATGAAGATAACAAGCCTACAATTGATTATCTTAATAGTAAAAAAGCAGAAATAGAGCAGCAAGTTTCACGGTTTCAATCAATTAAGACTGACATCGAATCACCAAATGGTTCAAATTTGGCTTCACAGCTTCTTAACGCATCGAACGATCTTCAGGCAAAATTTGATCAATTTACCGCTGCAAAACAGAGCGTAGACAATATATCAAGCCAATACGTCACTAAGCTAGCTGACATTGGGGGCCATGAAGCAGAAGCTCAGCAACAAGCAGAAGCCCAAAGACAAGCTGAAGAGGCTCAACGACAAGCAGAAGCTCAAAGACAAGCTGAGGCGGAAGCAGCTAGACAAGCGGAAGAAGCCCGTGCTGCCGCCCAAGCTGAAGCTGACCGACAGGCTGAATTAGCACGCACGCAACATGATGCAGAAGAAAGAGCCAAGGCAGAAGAACTCCGTAGAATAGCCCAAGAAGAGGCTGATAAACATGCAGAGATTGTCCGACAAGCTGAAGAAGCTCAACGACAAGCTGAGGCCCAAAGGCAAGCTGAAGAAGCCCAAAAGCAAGCTGAAGAAGCCCAAAGGCAAGCTGAAGAAGCCCAAAGGCAAGCTGAAGCCCAAAAACAAGCTGAAGCCCAGAAGCAGCCAGAGCCCCCTGCCGAGACTGTGCAACCTCCCACTGAGACTGTAGAGCCCCCTGCCGAGACTGTGCAACCTCCCACTGAGACTGTAGAGCCCCCTGCCGAGACTGTGCAACCGCCCACTGAGACTGTGCAACCTCCCGGCGCTGTATACGATGTTAATGATACGGACATAGGGTCTGAAACTGGGTCTGAAACTGTAACAACCAGCCCCGGTGAAGAAGTAATTCCAGAAATACCGGAAGAGACTTGGACTCCTCCTACAGGGCTCCCCGATGCAAATATATCGACTGGGATTGACAACGAAGGGGCTGATTTGGGGGGTGGCACGGAATTTAATCGTGACCAATTCTATAGAGACATAGGTATTGATCCAGCCTCCATGAAAGACGAGCCACCTATGTCTCAAGAAGATATAGATGCGATTATTCGGGGGGAAAACGTACCTGTTCATACAGCTAATGGCACGGTAAATATATTTGGTGGAAAAGTAGTTACCCCAAAACCCGTAACACCTACGCCTAAGCCAACTACGACTACGCCAACTACGACTACGCCAACTACGACTACGCCAACTACGACTACGCCAACTACTACGGCACCGGTGCAAAACACCCCAAGGTCAAATGTACTGCTTGCGGCCCTTATGGATAGCTTAAATCAGGGGCAGGGGCAACAAGTCCAGCAGGGGCAAGGGCAGAACCAAGGTCAACAAGGGCCAAAACCTGCGGACATCAGCTACGTTTTCGACTGGAGTAGCATTTTTGCTAACCCTGCGCAGGAAAATAGGTTTGTGACTCCATACGCACAAGGTGGTCTTGTTGACGACACTGGTGATATAAACACTGAATTGTTAAAAATCTTGAGGGGCTAAAAATGGATGTACCAGACTACACAGATTACCCGGGGCTTGACAGCGATACTAGTAATTGGACGCCCATAGCACTACCAAACGGTTCGTTCATCTACGAAGATAACGGTTCTTATGTTGACAAAAATGGGTATGCAGTAAGTCCCGATGGGTCTTTTCTTTATACCCCGGAAGAACAGGCATTAATTGACGCTCAGACCAAAGCGGAAAATCAACTTGGCGGAGTTCCGGGTTCAAGCGCTACAGGTGGTATAGATTTTTCTTCAACCATAAAGAACATAGGCACTGATGCCTTTAACGCCGTCAAAAGTTTATACACTAAAAAAGTTAACGGGCAGGATGTAACAGATTGGCGAGCAATTGCTGCTACCGCCGGTGGTTTGTATGGCTTATCCCAAAGCCAGAAGCCACAAGATAAAACAGGTTATCTAGGTGGTATCCCTAAGTATGAGGCCGTGCGTGAGCAAGTAGCTAACACTTATGACCCTAACCGACGCCCCGGAAGTGCCGCGCAAACCTACTTTACCAATACAAAATATGTTGCACCTGAGAACACTGGTGCCGCACGCGCCGCTGCCGTAGGGGAAGCCGCTGGTTTAGAAGCCCTAAACAAAGCCAATCCGGCACAACAATCGCGCCCGGTTCTACAAGCTGGTGCGCTTCAAACGCAGCCTACGTCGTTGGTAGCTGGAGATGCGCCTGTGCCACAGTACGCTGCCGGAGGTATTGCTGGGCTACCCAAGAGCGGAGCCAAAGCATCACAAGGTCGATATTTAAGTGGTGAAACCGATGGTATGGCTGATAAAATACCGGCAAAGATTGACGGTAAACAAGAAGCTAAGTTAAGTCACGGGGAGTTTGTTATTCCAGCGGACGTAGTTGGGCACCTTGGTAACGGCAATTCCGAAGCTGGCGCAAAGCGCCTTTACGAAATGATGGATCGAATTAGGCATGCTCGCACGGGTACAACCAAACAAGGCAAGCAAATTAACTCCGACAAATTTTTACCCAAGTGAGGTAGTACATGACAAACCCCGCAGCACCTAGAGTTTCCGATTCCGCCGCCCAAACTGGGGTCGGGTTAAATACCGGAACCGAGTCATCCCTATCTAATTGGGCTGGGCCGTATGTAACGGACATGCTGGGTAAAGGGCAAGCCCTGTCTAACCAAGGGTATCAAGCTTACGGTGGCCCCCTGACTGCTGGTTCGTCCGCCTTACAGAATACGGCGTTTCAAGGGATTGCTGGGTTGGCGGTACCTACTGACCAGATGGGTGCATTTAACCCGCAGTCGTTTACTGGGGACGGCACTGCACAAAAGTACATGAATCCGTACTTGCAGATGGCACTTGACCCACAGATGGCAGAATTACAACGGCAGAATGACATCGCCAATATGAAAACCAACTCCCAGTTCACGCAAGCTGGTGGTTTTGGTGGGGGTCGTCAGGCTGTGGCAAACACTGAAAATCAGCGCAACATGCTCCAGCAAATGAACACTACCTTGGGTCAAGGCTACTCCACTGCATACGACAAAGCTGCGCAGCAGTTCAATACTGAGCAAGGCCGTGGGCAGTCCGCACAGGATGCCGCTAACGCTTATGGTCTGAGTGCACTTCAGAAACAAGCTGATCTTGGTCAAACGCAACGTGATATTGAACAGCAAGGCATTACCGCAGATGTCAATGAGTTCAACACCCAGCGTGAGTACCCGTACAAGCAAGTGCAGTACCAGCAATCGTTACTGCAAGGGTTGCCACTTCAGTCCCAAACCTACTCATACTCACAACCCAGCGCACTATCGCAAGTCCTTGGGCAAAGTGGCGGTATTATGGACTTGTACGACCGAATTTTTGGTTCGAGCAATACAACATCCTCGGGTACAACAGGCACAGGCACAGGCACAACCGCGAAATAAGGACACGACATGCAATCGCAAAACGGTACACCCCAAGGGCTTGCAGGGCTTGCACAACAACGGCAACAACCGCAGATGCCTAACCCCGGCAACGCAAGTCCTATGGCTGGGCTGGGGAGTGTGGATGACCGTGTTTCAGCATATCAAGGCAACACAAAGCCGCTGGAGCAACGCTACGCAATGGGTCAAGACCTGCTTGATCTACTAGCACTCCAAAAGATTAAGTCCCAGAAGGACGCCGCTGCACGTCAAATGCAGTTGCAGATGGCGCAGCAAAACGCCCAGAACGGGCAAGCAAACATGACCGTAGCTCAGCAACGTGAGCAAGAAGTCAATGAGTTGACTAAAAACGAGATGGCACAACAGCGGGGAGATACCGCACAAAAGCAGACTTCTGACCTGATGGCCGGTATTGCTGCTGCCCCCGGTGCAAACGCCGCTGCACAACCTAACGCCATGGCTGCTGGCGGTATCGTGGGGTATGCCGGAGGCGGTGCAGTGGGCTACTTTAAGGGTGGTGATGTGGATGCTGCGCGAGAGCGCCGTAAAGTCGCCCAGCAAAAGTTGTATTCCTATGGGTTACGCCAGCGCCAGCAAGACCCCGAGGGGTATGCAGCCGCAGAGAAAGAAAGTCAGGAAGCCCAAGAAGCTTTAAATGCAGCCGAAAAAGAACTTACCGGTGGCCCTGTTGGGGCTATGCTGCGCCCTATGGGCGCTCCTGTACCTCGCCCTGCCGCTGCCGCTGCCCCAACGCCCGAAGCGCAAGCAACTGCTGTACCACCTGCGGCTCCCTCTGCCGCCCCTCAAGCGGCCCCTCCTGCGGCCCCAAAACCCCCTACTCAACAGGCTGCCCCGAGCCCCTCTGGTGATGGTGCCTTACCTCCCGCTGGTGGAGCCTCACCGGTTCAACTCGGTGTAGCTGGCCCCGCAAACGCCTTGGGTGCCAAACTTGAAGATATTACGTTAAAAAATGCACAGGTTGACCCCGCTGCCCGGCAGCTTTCGGAAGAAGAGCGTATTCAACAAAAAACGGCCCTTACACCCGAGCAACGCAAGGTGTATGAAGAAGGTATTGCCGGGTTACAGAAGATGTACCAAATGCAGTATGACCCCGAACGCCTACGCCAAGAAGGTCTTAAACGTGCCTTGATCGGTGCGGGTGGCCGTCGCTACGGCGAGTTTGCCGGTGCGGCTACAGCGGGTATGGATTATGACGAGCAACAACGCGCTGCCAAGCTAAAAGAGTTCGGTGACGTGCAGAAGGCTCGCACGGGTCTGATTGATATCGACCGCGCTAATGTCAAAGAAGGTATCGGTGCAGGTCAGAAAGCCTACGAACAGAGTAGCATGACCCAGCGTCAGGGTCTGGAGTCTGGCCGTGGTTTGTATGGTGACGATGTTAAGTCACGAGACACCCTATACAGTGTTAACGTGCAGTCTAAAGACAAAGCACTCGACCGCGAAATTGATAAACTTAAAGTTGCGGCACAGAACAATGCAACAGCGGCAATGCGGGAAGGGCAGTCCTACGATAAGGCTCGCACTATCTACTCAACCACAGTTAGTAGGGCCCAAGAACTTGAACGTCGTTTGGATGATGATTTCTCCAAACAGTACGGTATGTTGCTCATGCAAGAGCAAAATGGCAAAATGGATCCCGCACAGAAAAATCAACTGGACACTGCGAAGCTACAGCTTCAACAGCAAAAAGCCAAGATTCGTAGCGAGTTGGAACCGGTGCTTGAATCGGCACGTCAAAAACTTGGCATAACGGACGGTAAACTATCCGCAGAAGACAAAGCATTGGTGAACAAGTACTCGGAAGGTAAGTGACATGGACTTGCAAAATGTGCTGACCGCACTGCGGAATGCGGATGCGGCGGGTGACACGCAAGCTGCCCAACAGTTAGCACGGATCGCCCAATCCATGCGATCAGCCCCTTCCGAAGAGTCAGACATTGAGGCACGTTTGCAACAGCTACGTGCCGAACGCGAGGAGTTGCTCAAGCCAAAACCCACAGTTGGCGGCAACATCAAAGAGGCGTTCAAAGGCGTAGTCCCCGGTGCAATTGGCTTGCTTGAAACTGCGGGAACTGGTATCGCAGCGTTGCTCCCCGACGACACAGAAAAGGCTGTGCGGGAACAAATCAAAGAGATTGCTGGCGTTGCCAAAAAACCATTTGAAGCGAGTGCGGGTTATGAAGATTCCGTCGGTCGTAAGTTAGGTGAAGGTTTAGGTTCAACCCTACCGTTCTTTGCCGCTGGCCCCCTCGGTATAGTTGGGCGTGTTGCCGCTAGTGGTCTTGGTGTTGCTGCTGGCGCTGGTGAAGCTCGTGAGGGTGCTGAAGCCAAGGGCGCAACTAAAGAAGAACGTTCTACCGCCACACTACTCGGCGCACCTACTGGTCTGCTGGACATGCTGGCACCCCAGATTAAACCGTTTAAGAGTCTGGTAGGCACCGCACTAGCACGTGGTGGCATAGAGGGCGCAACGGAAGCCGCACAGAAAATAGCCCAGAACTTGATCGCCAAGGGTGTGTATGACCCCGAGCAACCTATTGTGGCTGGCTCTGGGGAAGAGGGTGCGTACGGCGCTGGAGTTGGTGCACTAGCTAGCTTGATTGTTGACATGACCGTGGGCCGTAAGGCTCGCCGCGCATCATTGGGGCTGGACAAAGAAACCCCTGCACCGGGGGGCGAAAAACCTGCTGCTGGGCAACAACTGTTGGGATACACCCCGCCTACGCCTATGGTTACCCCCGAGGGGGAAACACTCACCACCACCGAACAGCAAGAAGCGTATGCGGCGCGGAAAAAAGCAGATGCGCAACAACGTGTACAAGACATACAAACTTCTGACCCCCTTGCCAACTTGTCCGCTGACCAACGCGACCTTGCACGTCGTGGTAAAGAAGCCGCACTAGCCGAAGCATTCGGACAAAAGCAAGAGCCGGGGCAGCTTGGCTTGCCGGGAATTGAGCGTGAAGACGGTACTGTAGAGGTGCCCGGCCAAGGGCGCATATCCCCCAAAGCCGTAGAAGAAGTTAGGGCGGGGGAAGAAGTTGCGCCCAAGCAAGACACCCAAACCCGCGACATGATCGACGAGTTGGAAACCCAACAAATCGAAGAGATGCAGCAGGCCGATGCTGCAAAGCAAGACAAGGCTAAAGCGGATGAGGCACGCCTAAAGTTTGAGTCTGACCTTGCCGAATTGACTGGGCAGGTAGATAGGAAGCAGGAAAAAACAACTCAGGACACGCGCCTTGAGTTGTTACTGCCAATTGTTGAGTCAGACACTAAGAACATCCCTAAAGCATTTGTACAGAGTCTTAAGCGTGAGGGCATCACCAACACCAACCTCACTGACCGTGAACGTGACCTTATCAACCGTGCCTACGACATTCGGCTGGCAGAGGCACCCGTGTTTGAAACCCTGCCGGTAATTAAACAGCCCGAAGGACAACTTAAAGCAATCGAGTCCCTTATTCCTGAAAAGAAGTCACAGCGTGTACCTGAACAGGTGGGTTTCCCGGGCATGGGTAAGCCGAAGGGTGCCGCACCCCAAGCGTTCTCTAAAGAAGAGCTTGCACTCCAAGAAGATCAAGATAAACAATTCGATACGGTGCTTACACCCGAGGTGTTGGCTAGCGCTGGGCTACCAAAGCAGTCGGGGTTCTATAAGCAGTTACTGAACATGGACATGGCTGATGCCGCTCAGCAGCCCATAGTTGCAAATATTTTTGGCCGTATACGTACTAACGCTAGCCTATCCGCATCGACTAAGGACGCAGTTGAAAACCTAGCTATGCGAGCATTTGGCGGACTTGCTAAGCAAGGCGATATGTTTGTACCGGCTACACCCACTACACCCACTAACACCACTAAGGAAGGTAAGAAAGATGCGACCCCAGCAAAGCCAGCCGCCAAAGAACCTGTCGCACGAGGACGTGGTACGGACACAGGAAATGTCGCTGGAGGAACTAGAACTAGCGATGCAGGTAGTAAAGTTAGCGGAGGGGAAGACAAGCGTGCTGGAGTTTCTGCCGATACCGAACAGCCTAAAGCACCTAAGTCCGCTGGATTGGGAAGTAGTGGGAAACCTGCTAATGTCTCTGGAGTACGAGCAAGCGTGGAGCCGAGTGCACTGAAGAAGGCCGAGCCGAAGGCCGAAGCTAAGCCCGAGGCTAAACCGGAAGTCAAGGCAGCGCCGAAGGTCGAGAAGGCCAAGCCAGAAACCAAGGCCGAAGCCAAGCCGGAAGTTAAGGCCGAAGCTAAGCCTGAAGCTAAGTCGACAGCCAAACCCGAGAAGGCCCAATCTAACGCAAGTTTCGGTGCGTACGGTCAAGTGATGGAGGCTGAAAGCCGGTCGGATGCGCTTGACTATTTGGCGTATGACATGTACATAGCCATGTTTGAGAAGTTCAAACTGCTTACCCGCATTGACACGCTCAACGACATTAATGCACAGCTTCGCAACGGCCAAATACCCGAGGTTGCATTCGGGCGTGAAGGTACAACTTCTATCGTGCCGTTGAGCGGTGGTAAGTATGCCAAGGCGTTTTACGAATCCCTGACGACGGCAGACAAGAAAGCACTTGCAGGAAAAATGGCCGAGCACTTTGGCGCATCCGAAAATGCGGTGCGTCGTGGCACTGCGCAATTCAGCGCACAACAAGAGTTGGCCCGTGCTACTTCTGAGCAATTCAACGGCGATGTTCTAGAGCTTGCAAAAGATGCGGCGACCCTAAGTATGCCTTTGCACCCTGCCATCCGTAAGGCGTTGGAGGCCGGTGATCTGCGCGGCGCTCTGACTATGCTGGGTTCGCAAAACCTTGGCCGTGCATCTACGGCTGCTAAAAAGTTGTCCGACGCAATCGGCAAGACTAAAGTCAAACTGGTTGCAGGTTTGAAGAACGATGCGGGTAACCCCGTTGCAGGTCTGTACGATCCCAAGACAGACACTATTACGCTAGACGCGGGTGCGGGTTTAAATAATCACGTGCTATTACATGAAGTTGTACACGCCGCCACCTCACATGTGCTAGATAACAAGTCACACCCAGTGACTAAACAACTTACAGAGCTTTACAACAATGTCAAAGACTCACTAGACACGGCGTACGGTGCGCAGTCTCTGGACGAGTTCGTTGCCGAAGCTTTCAGTAATCCAGAGTTCCAACAGAAGTTGGCAGGGATTAACCCCAAGGGTGAACCCATTACTGCGTTGCGTCGGTTCATGCACGCTATTAGGAATTTCATGCGTACCCTCATGGGTACTGGAACAAAGAGTATGGATACGGCGCTCGACGCTTCCGACTCGTTGACCAACGCTATCCTGTCCCCTGCACCTGAGTACCGCGATGCGGGGTCGCTATTTGCGGCATCCTTATTGGGTAAGAGTTCCGCAGTTTTCAAGTCTTTGGACGACCGAATCCTCTCGCTACCAGCGATGGACAACAAGATTGTTAGTGGTATCTACGAGTTGTTCCGTGAAGGAGTACCTTCAGCCACTAAAAAAATCGTGCTTCGTAGCTTGCCGCTAAACGCGCTAACAGAGGTCGCCAAAAAAGATATCCCCATGGCCCCTAAACTATCCGAGTTGGAAAAGCTTTGGAGTGGCGCGGTCGATAAGCGCAAGCAAGCTGCGCAAGCTACCATGAAAAACATCCAGAACTGGATTAAAGGCAACCCCGAGAAAGAAGCTACGTTAAACGACGTTATTGCTAACAGCACGTTGGAGCAGGTTGACCCATCTAAGCCCCGCGCTGACTACAAAGGCCAGCAGTCCGAAAGCGGCGCAGACAAGCAAAAAGTGTGGGACGACCTGCAACCTAAGTGGAACAAGCTTGGCCCCGAGGGGCAGAGTGCTTACAAGCAGATGCGTGACACGTACGCCAAGACTTATGGCGAGTTAGTTGACTTGTTGCTTGCTAGGGTTGACTCTTCCGTAAAAGACAAAGAAGACGCCAAGAAACTTAAAGCTGAGATTTACCAGCGCCTTATGGCTAAAGGCAAGATCGAACCGTACTTCCCACTATCACGTTCCGGCGACTACCGCCTCTCATACGACCTTAAAGGGGAGCACTACGTCGAGCACTATGAGAATTCGGTTGATCGTGAACGGGCAATAAAGGCGCTGGAAGCCGACGGCACGGCTAAGAACGTGCAGAGATTTAAGAGTGGTGATTCCAAGCGGACGTATAAAGATGCGCCGTCAACATCGTTTGTAAATTCTGTGTTGCGTACGCTAGACGCTAACAAAGTTGATCCCGAAGTAACCGACGAGATCATGCGCACTTTCCTAAACATGATGCCGGAGTCGTCGTTTGCACAGGCGTTCCGTAAACGTAAGAACACGCCCGGTTTTAACTTTGATGCAACCGCCACGTTCTATACCCGGTCTATGGGCATGGCCCACCAGATGGCTAATCTTGAATACGGTAACAAGATGTACCAACTGCGCGATGAGATTGAGGAACACGTCAAAACAAAGAATACTACTGAACCCGCCCGTGCTATGGCCGACGAACTGAACGGTCACATCAAGACATTGGTAAGTCCTGAAATTGCACCTTGGTCAAAGGCTCTGACCTCCACAGCTTTTGGTTGGACATTGGGTTTTAACGTATCGTCTGCGGTCGTCAACTTGTCGCAAGTCCCACTGGTGATGGTGCCTTACCTCGGCGGTAAGTACGGCTACTCCGAAACGACTAAAGCCATAGGTTCAGCAACCCGTTTGTTTTTCGGCAGCGGCCTCAAACGCAACGCCGAGATGACTGTACCTACCGCTGACGGCAAGTCCAAGATCGAACTGAAAGCCAGCTTCTCTTTGGACAATTACGACTTTGATGCCAAGGGGGTTCCAGAAGATGTTAAGCAACTAAAAGAATTATCTGAAGTTGCAGCGGACTACGGCTTACTTAGCCGGTCATTGACGCACGACATTCTAGACATGGACGAGAAGTCCACTGTACTTAACCGTGTAAACGCATGGTCTGGGTTTATCTTCCACCATGGCGAGCGTATGAATCGTCAGGTTTCGCTGATTGCTTCTTACAAGCTTGAGCTTGAGCGCATGGCTAAAGCCGGTGAAGATATCAACAGCGCCTCACGCACCGAAGCGGCCAAACGCGCCGTGGAGATTACTGAGTTGATGAACGGTGGCGCATCCGCAGGTAGTGCCCCGCTGCTGGCAAAGAACTCGCTGGGCAAGGTCTTGTTCATGTACAAGCGGTACGGTGTTTCCATGTATTACATGATGTTCAAGACGGCCCGGGAAGCTATGAAGTCTGAGGACAAGCAAGTACGCGACGCTGCTATGCGGCAAATCGTGGGTATTTATGCCTCCGCAGGAATGATGGCTGGGGTGCAGGGTCTGCCAATGTTTGGCATCTTGGCTGCTGTATATAACTTGTTCAAGGGTGATGACGAGGACGATGCCGAGACCGCTGCACGCAAGTATCTTGGTGAGGGTCTGTTCAACGGCGCAGTCAACTACCTGACCGGCAGTGCCATCTCCAACCGTATCGGCTTGTCTGACCTGCTGATTAGCAGCACGGGATATAAAGAGCAAGACAACGCAATGTTGGCCTTTATGCAGCTTATGGGTGGCCCGGTTTACGGTGTTGCTGATCGGATACAGCAAGGCGTTAAGATGATTAACGAGGGTGACACCGAACGTGGTTTGGAGCGCATGCTTCCCGCAGGTATCGCCAACGGTATGAAAGGTATCCGGTTTGCCACAGAAGGTGCCAACACACTGCGTGGAGACCCCATTACCGGTGAGATGTCAACATCTAATGCAGCGGCGCAATTCTTTGGGTTTGCCCCCGCCGAATACACCCGTCAGCTAGAGATCAACGCTTCCCTAAAGAACATCGACCGACGCGCCGCTACACAACGCACCAAGGCGTTGCGCGACTACTACATTGCTGCACGGGTCGGGGATACTGATGGGATGGCTGATGCCATGGAGGACATGATGAAGTTCAACCGTGCCCACCCCGGATATGCGATTACAGCTAAGACGGTGCAGAATTCTATGGCTCAGCACATGAGAACAACTCAGTCTATGTACCACGGCGTTACCTTCAGCAAGGGTATGCGCAACGAGCTATTGCAGAACGCTTCGGAGTTTGACGAGGATTAAAAAAACCCCTGCTTTTTACGGCAGGGGTTAAATCCTTTTCCAAGGAGAACGAAGACAGGGAGACTGTCAAGCGGATAGTATCACAGCCGCCGCCAAATGCGAACCCCCCAGCGCCCTTTATCAATACCGGGCCTGTAGTGCATAACCCACCCCCACTCACTTGTTAGCTCGTGTACTTGCCGCACAAGTTCCAGCGTGTTTATGCAGGGGATGAACACCGAAGAGTCCACCGGAAACTCATCCCAACGGACAACAATCCGCACCCCATCGGGTGCGATGTCGTTAATCCTAATCCTGTTTTTCGAACAGCGCGGCGGTTGTCGCCATAATTTGCTCAGTTTCATCGTTCAAAAACCCTGTGCAGTCCAGTATTAAAACGTCGGTCGGGGGCAGGTTTACACGGGTGCCTTTGCCAAGCCTAGCTTTGGTCTTAATCGCCTTTGTACCCCCCGTCTTAAGACCGTCCACAAACCCTGCATAGTTGATCTGCTGCTTGCCGCACCACTCTTTCAACGGCTTAACCAGCAAGTACAGCTTCTTAACGTCGTATTCATACCGCGCTACGAGTTGGCTTCGCGGTACGCCGTCTGGTTGCACGAGGTGATCCAGCATGCCAGCGGTAGTTCTTGAGTCATCAGTTGACTTAATACGGAGCATGTTGTTGTAGTTTTCTGCCATGTAGTCGGTCAGTTGGGACTCAACACTCACGTTCATCTCGCTAACCATAGCTTTGGCATCGGCCATAACTTTGATAATCCACTGCACAATCGGCGCAATTTTCCAATCAATCAGTCCCGCCTTTTTAGCTACCATCAACGCTGCAATATCACGTGAGGCCAAAGCAGACCAATACCTGTTTTCAGCGGAAAGCTGCGATTCTGTATCCAGTCTCTTCTGTACCGCCTTGGTAAGTTCGTTAACTGCATCCAAATTATTCAGGATGTACTGTACGAAAATCACACCAGCATGCCCGTAGTTGTCTTTTATAGCGGCGCTAAATACGTCGGTCTCAGCCTTGGTTGCAAACTTAACGGGCTCAACACGGCATTCAAGTACCCGCTGGGCTTCGGCTTGTGGCAGTGCTTTGTACAGTGCGATACGCTCTAGCATTGAGGTGTTACCCGTTGTGCCAAACAAAGTCTTCCAAGGCTTGCCTCGAACGCGCTCTACGTTACCCTTTGGCCCCATACGATTACGCTGCAAGCCACTAGGAATTTGGTACGCCCAGTCCGACAAGTCTTTTGGGCTAGTGTTGGTCATCTCGTCCATGTAGCAGACGATGTTCTTATACACCTCGGCACGATTCATTTTTGAATTGAACGTGTCTCGCTCCTGCATGACCAACAGATCGGGATCGCCCCAAACGGATGCACCTGCGTACATCGCCGTGGTCTTGCCCAAACCGGAACCCTTACTCCATGCATGGAAAGCGGCAGCGTTGATAGGCTGAAACTCCATTAAGACAGAACCCAACGACAATCCAAACATGAACTGGTGCAACTCCATATTCGGCTGGTTGTAAAACTGCATGGTTTCTTTCCACTTCTCCAGCGTACCCTTAGTCTTAAAGATCGGGAACAGCCCTACGGTGGCAGAAGAGGGTGAACTTATGTCCACTCGGTCTTTAAAAATTTCCATGTTGCCAACAACAAACGACTCGTGGGATTTGTCTTTCCATCCAAACTGTCGGCATGCTTCGTCCGCCTCGGAGGTGAACTGCAACTCATTAACCCATTTCATTGTGTACTCCATAAGTTCTTGTACGTTAAGAACAGCCACGCCTTGTGAGGCAAGTAGCTTGCGAAATTCGTCTTTTGTACCCACTGCGGTGAGGGGCACCATAAATTCTCGAACACCATCACGAGGGAGGTGCAACCGCATCACCACAGACTCCCCAATCTCAGGGTCAACTACGCGCCGGATGACATAAAGATCGTTGAAGTAAATCAGTTGGTCTTTGTCTTCCCCTTCCTCGTCTTTACCGTGCTTGAACACGCCACCGTTTTTACCCCTAAAAAACGGGTGTGGGTACTTGGGTATCACGTATGCACGGGGGGTAGCCGCCGGTACGCCCAAGGGTTTTTCAAAAACTAAGTTGTCTGACTCTTCAGCTTCCTGAACTTCTCTTCCGAGGGCTATAGGAGAACTGATCTTGCCCCAGTGCGGACACTCACTACAAACACCCCCACGGTACTCGTCAAACCTGCTGCACAAGTACGGGCCTTTGATCAGGTCTACCTTCTGCTCGGTGCTCTCAAATGTGTACTCAGGATGCTTCGATGAGATCTTATGGATTGCTTTACCGCCATCAACACAAAATTTAGCTATCGACAACCCAGCCCTCCACAAGGGCTCTGATATGTTTGTTTGGTTGTTGATTACTTCCTTAAGTTGTTCACACCCAGTACCCGCAACGGTCTTGACCAAAATGGTCTTGAACTTGCTGATGTAGCTACCCGACAGGGCTTGCATCATTGCATCCTGCTGTCTAGGTACGTACTTCCTAGGTGGGGTCATCACCGTTGCGTCGTCCCCTATGATGCTACAGAACGTGTCAAAGTCTACGGGTATACCGGGCTCCCCAACCAATACGACAGGTGCCGGAGGGTTAGACTTGTGGTTACTTGTATTGGGTACTCGTAGCACACGGGCCGCATCCGCTGGCACAGCAGGGTCTATCCGTAATCCTTTGGACTTGCACAGCCGCTTAAATTGTTCGGCAACATGCACCCAAGTTTCCCTAGCTACAGGGGTGGTTAGCGGCCAATACACGTGTATCCCACGACCGGAATTTATAAGCGTCGGGCGTGGTAGTTTTAGTTCTTTACAGAATATTCGTAACGCGCCTAGGGCTTCTGCCTGTGTCGCGTAGTCTTTATTTGGCCCACAGTCTATGTCTAAGAAGAATGACTTAAGCTGCTTTACGTTAGGTGCCTTGCGAGATCCAGCCTCTTCAAAAGTACCCAATGCAAAATAAGCGTCAAACCCTTCTGCGTTTAGATTGTGCGCAGCATGGACGGCGGTATCGAGGTCGGTGTAAAACTTCTGAATCTTGCGTTCATCGGATAGCCGATTAGCCCAGACGCAGTAGAAACCTTCGCCCCCCAGTACCGACTCCAGAAATGTTTTTGTTTCCATAGCCGCCAATAGTTAAGGTTAAAGAGATGACTGAAAAGAAAGGGTGGGGAGCGACCCCACCCCTAAAAAGAATCAGTCGTCCCAATCGCCAACTATGTCGCTCAAATCAGACTTCTCTTCCACCACAGGTGCGGCTTTCTTCGTAACCTTAATCGGCTCGGCTACGTCTTCAATGTCCACGGGGGCGGCTGGTTTCGGCGCGACCTTGGCAACGACCTTCTCGTATGCAGGGGCGTCTTCAGTCCGCATCAACTCACCCATGGGCAGGGCAGCTTTGGGTGCAGGGATTACACCGTCCATCTGAGACACGTTCAATGTGATCGCCTTAATGGTGTCGGGGTGGTTTTGCAACTTGACTGCAATCGCCAACTCGTCGTCTTCCAAGGGGCGCACAGGGTTGAACACCAGCTTAGGGGTTGCGCTGTCAATATCAAAACGCATCTCCGTCAGGACAGAAATCGCAGGGGTGTTATATGCCTTGAGGTGGCGACCATACGCTTGCAGGGGCATCTTCTTGCCGTCTGCGTCACCAAACACGGATGTGGATGGTAGGGTAATTTGATATACCTCACCCCTGTTCAACTCACCATCGAGCGCCACAGCAATACGTTGCTGGAAGCGGCAAGCGCGGCCTTCTCCTTGACCGGAACCCTTGATGTGCTGCTTGCAGTCTTTGCAGAACTTAGCTTGGCGTTGATCTTCGGGTACTGCTTTGTCAGGAGATTGCGTATCACTAGACCAGCATGTGGGTTTCATCTTCTGACCCTTGACATATGTACCTGCAAAGAACATACGGGACACGGGGGCAGCGTTAATCAGAATTACCTTCATGGAACGCTCTTCGCTCACACGAACTTCCTTGCCGTTAACGAACTCGCGGAAAGCACCGCCTTCAATACTGATGCGTCGATTACCACCACCGCTACTGCTACCAGCAAGGGTGTTTGTCAGGTTATCTTCAATGCTGCCCATCAATGCGAGGGCTGCGTTACTAGGCTTACCAAAAAGGGTCATATCGTTACTCATCTTCGTTTCTCCTGTTACATATCTTCGTTAGGGTCATTGAAATCCAATTCAAGCTGAACTGGGGTTTTGGGGGCGCTATTACCTGCTCCCTCCGGCGCTTCCGGCGTCTCTTCAACGTTCTCGTCTGCATTGGCTAAAGCCGCTACAACTTTGGATACATTGAAGCGGTATGTGTTACCAATCTTCAAATACGTATCCTTAGTGATATGGCCTTGCCGTATCCAAGAACGTATAGTCGATACCGAAACCGACAGATGTTTTGCCAACTCTTCTATTGGCACGTATGGCTCGTCCATTACTTCCTCCGCACGGTTATGGTGTATTCGCTGTCCACGTTGAGTCCCGGTGGTAGCGTGTCAGGGTTGGCCTCAAGGAACTCTTTGAGGTTTGTTTGGTGTATGCGCTCATGCAGTAGTTGCGGCGCGTTGTGTTCAACGATGAACTTGTGCATGGACTCCCAGTCGTTTGTCCAGTAGTTTGTTTTGACAGTGCGGTAGAACAAGCCTTCGCCAGTACGTACGCTGTCCACGTTTTGCTCCTTGCAGAACGCCAAAAGGGCAAACTTCACTTTGTCCATCTGAGCTTTGAGCTTTTTCTCTTCAGTCTCGTAGGCGACGCGCATCTCATCGTGCTTAGCCCTCATCTTGAGGTAAACCTTAACTAGGGTTTCGGGAGGCACGGTTGTATCAGACGTACCAGTCATCTGCGCCTCCATCTTCTACACTGTTAAGCGCGATAGCCAGCCCATATGCCTGTTTAGCCTGTTGCATGTAGTTCTCAAGGGGTACGCCGTAAGCAGACGCTGCGTCCGCCAAAAGCCTAGACAGCGCGGTAAGAATTAACGGAGGGGTAACCCCACCATCGGCTGAAACTCTACGTACCGCCTGTTTTATGGCGGTGTCCAGATCCCCTAAAACTTTGGCAGATTTAATCAACTCTTCTGCACGGCGCATTTTATCGTCGGTGTTATCTTCCACTTCGTTCTCTCCGTTGGTTAGTGAGGTGTTTATTATAGTAGCAGTTTTTAACTTACGCAAGTATTTCTTTGTAAAGATCAACTATTTTTGAGTGAACATCAATTTTGTTATCTAATAAGTTGTAAACGTGTCTTTCTACACCAGACCCCGCGAGCTGCACTACTGTAGATGGGTGTCGTTGGCCGGAGCGGTGTACCCGTGCATTAGCTTGGGCGTATGTTTCCAAGCTGGATGTTGGCCCCCACCATACAACCGTGTTCGCTGCGGTAAGTGTTACGCCATGGGCAGCAGATTGGGGCTGAATCACCAGCACTCTCGGGTTGGGTGATTCTTGGAATCGTTTAAATATGTCCGTGCGTTTGTTGACTGGCACGTCCCCACTAATCACTTCGGTGGTGTACCCGTCGGCGTTAAGTTTCTCGTGCAAGATGCTGATGACATGCTTGAACGGTACAAATACCAATACCTTTTGGCTGGATTCGTCAATCACTTCGGTGAGCACGTTGTATCTGTTCTTGATGTCAAACTCTAAGGTTTCACCCGAATCGGAGTACACCGCGCCACAAGATATTTGCAGGAGCTTGGACATGTTCACTGCGGCGTTGACCGACGTGATCTCTTCCCCTGCGGCCTGAACTACCATTCTGCTCTTGAGCATGGTGTAGTAGCGTTCTTGTTGCTTGGTTAATTCGACGCGCCGTTTGGTGTATGTCATCTCGGGCAAGTCAAGGCACTCGTCCTTGGTGTATCGAATGGCGGGTTGCAGTGCCTCGTACACTGTTTTGGTAGCGGTCTCTTTGGCTATCCATTTGAAGTTAGTCAGCTTCAGCATGACTTGATCGCGGTAGGATGTGAAGTATTTAGGTACTCCGTTCGGGTTGACCAGCTTAGCCAGCCCATACGCATCGAGAGGGGACTGCGCAGCGGGGGTGCCTGTCATCATCCAAAGCCATGTATCTGCCTTGACAAGGGAGTTGAGCACCTTCCAGCGTTTAGTCTGTACGTTCTTATAGGCGTTTGCCTCGTCGATCACAATCAAGTCAAACCCGCCATTGGCAATGTCCTCGGCTACGATTTCTACGCCGTCATAGTTGATGATCACAAACTCTGAGTTGCCGTTGATGATGGCCTTGCGCTTGTCCTTGGCCCCGTATGCGATGTCAACAGAGCGGTGCATAGCAAATTTAAATAGGTCAGCCCTCCATGCGGAATCCATAATGGACAGGGGGCATATCACCAGCACCCGATTGACGCGCTTTTGCTTGAGTAAATAGTCTGCCGCCCAAATGACTGAGCCCGTTTTGCCTGTGCCTTGCTCGTTCAAACAAAACGCACGGCGGTTCATAGTGAGGAATGCGGAGGTTGTTTTCTGATGGTCAAACGGCTTGAACTGGCCGGGCCAGTCGTAGCGTCCCATGATGGGTGATGGCACGTTTTTTACACGTAGATTTCTGAGGACTTGTGCCTCGTCTAAGCCCCAATGCACTAGCACCTGATTGTTAGGCAGCACTTTGCTCTTAGGGATTACCGTTGTGATGCGGTGCGGGTTACGCAGCGTCAGCAACAGCGCCTTGTTATCAATTATTTCCAATTCGTTCTCCGGTGCAGACGGCTTAACGGAGCGAAGTGGTGTCCCACTCGCTCTCGCTGCTATCGAACTTCTAATCTAACCCAACGCGCAGAGCACGTCAAGCGGATTTTTTTCCGCCTTTTTCTTTTACGCTATGGCCGTTCCTTGCACGGTTCTTTGCAGGGGTAATGATGCGCAGCCCGTCCTTATTAGACCCACCCTTGGATAACATCTTTATGTGGTCAATGTCTTTGCCTTCACGCTTGTCGGCTGTACCGTTTCCGTTTTTGTCGGGGGAACTGGCATCAACTTTTCGACGGGCA